CCGGCCAGCGCCGGCCAATCGCATGCCCATATCAACGATCTCGGCCGCGCTGGTGGCCAACGAGTTGTCCAACTTGACGATTGTTGAGCCTAGCCGGTCCATCTGATCCATGGGCATGCCCATGATGTTGGCGAACCGGGCCAGAGCTGCTGAGCCCTCTTCGTAACTGAGGTTCGTGACTCTACCAATCTGGGCTACCGTCTCAGTGAATCCAATGATGTGCTCGCGTGCTACGCCGAGCTGCCCAGCGGTTTCAGCAATCCCGTAGAGCTCCTTGCGTGCTACTGGTATGGTCTGAGTTGCCAGAGTATCGAGCTCACGTTTCACAGCCAGTAGCTGTTCGGGTGTGCCAGATACGGTCTTCTTGACGCCGCTGAACGCATCCTCCATGTCGATGCCGACCTTGACCGCGGCCGCGGCAATGCCCACGAGGGGGAGAGTGACTGACTTGGTTAGGCCCGATCCGACCTTCATCAGATCCTTGCCCGTACGCTCGATCTGTCTGCCTGCTCGCAGCATATCCTTATGCGCTTTGGTCAGCTTATTCGACATAGTCTCAATTCTGGTCGAAAATTCATCCCTCAGCTGCATAACAGCATCGATGACATGCGCCATTCTCTCACCCCCTCAGAGCACTAGATAGCGCCTCGGCCTCCTGCGCCCGCTCTTCCAGCTCTACAGCCATCAGCAAGCGCAGGAGTCGGCGCTCACCGGCGCTACGCTTAAGCACGTCAGCCGGGTACAGACCCTTGTGTCTCCAGAGCAGATATATCAGCTCCGTTTGCGGGTCCGTTTCGATGAGTTTTTTAGGTGCTGCACCTCTTCATCAGTGTCTTTGAACCCACTGATATCCGAGATTGCCCGGTACAGGTCCAGGACCTCGCCCGGCAGGAACAACTTGTGAACCAAATCCTCCGGCGTCGCAGCGCCGAAGTGCTTCATCAGCTTTTCGTTCTTCATGCTGGGCTCCGTAGCGCCCTCAACTACATACAGAGCTGCAGCCCGCATAGATTCGATGTCTACGGGCTCGCCCTTCTTGTTGGTTATTGTGGTGAGCTCGGATATGTCGTCCACGATATCGGCAGTAACTGCCTGGTAATGGACGACAAACGGCTCTCCCGTGATCTCAGAGAGCCGTTTGATCTCCTTGCTCCCAGTTGGCCTGGCGGTGAGTTTACCCGTGTCAGCTGCAAGCAGCTTATCTACCAGCGACATCCGCTAACCCCCCAGATTCGACTCATCGATAGTATCGATGACATCCCAATCGCGGAACTTGAAGTCCAATTCCTCTTTCAGCTGCTTCTTGAGCTCCCAGCCGATCAGGGGCAGCTTGTTGAATATCACGCCGGTCAGCTTCACCCGTTCCGAACCGTATGCATCAGGATCGGTCACTGCACTGATCAGAGTAAACTCTGTCTGTCGGTGGTTCTTCATATCCTCGCTCATGGCTTTGATCATTCGCGAGGTTACCTTGTGCAGGGTCAGTTTTCCCGTGCCGTTGCGACCGACAACCTTCTCCCCGCTCTGCAGCTCGCCGCCCTGGGGAATCTCCTCAGTAACCAGTTCCACCGCTGCCTCACAGCCGATGGCCTCAGCTACCTGCGAACCGTTGAGCCACAGATGACCGTGGGTTCCGTTCAGTACCCGTTTGGGCTCAAATACCACTGTTAGTCACCTCCTATATGAACAGCGTGAGCTTGATGTCTTCCATGGCGTCTAAGGGCTTGCAGCTGCCAGCAAGGAAGACCTGAGCTCCTGTGTTCGCCTCGCGGAGTTGCTGCAGGGTCATGTCCTCGGTACTAAGCCCCTTGCCCTCAAGGTAGAGCCGGTGCGCCTCGGCATCTACATCAATGCGGTTCTTGCGCCGGTCCAGCAGGCCCTCATTTTCCAGTGTTTCGAGATAGGCGTTAACCGCCGTCACGAGCAGAATCTTATGGTCGTAGTCGTTCGGCAGTTTCCCGATGTAGTAGTCCTCGGCAGTCCTCTTGATGTCGCGATGGATGAGGTCAAGGATGTCCACAATCTTGATCTTGCTGAACGCTTCGCCCTTGTCTGACGTGAACGTGGTCAACGAGTTCACACCCCGCGTGATCTTGACCTTCTCACCATCGTGCATGAGGCAGAGCTCGCCTGCGTCGATGGCCAGGTCGAACTCATCACGGGTCCAGTGAGGCACATCGTCCACCTCAGGCAGCACCTGGAATGTCGAGCTGATGGTCAACGGATTGCCCGCCAGAATTCCCGCGATCCTCGCGCAATACTGGGCCGTGGTGTAGGTCGTGGCGCCGACTTTGATGTCGTCGGTGGTGAAGTTGATGATCCCCTCATGGTCAGCCTCGCAGTCAGGCAGCACGGCCTTGACACGGATGTCCTTGGTATCCCGGAGGCCCTTGACCCAGGTAGCCATTGCGTTGACCTTGTCAGCTGCGATCTGCGGCACGGCTAGATAGTCCCACTGAGCAGTCTCCAAGTAGTTCTGGGCGTCGCTGTAGTCAGCCGCGCCTTCGCCGGCCGGCGCGATCACGTATGCCATGATGCGCTTAGGCGGATTGACGCCGCCGCGGAATGCCAACTCGATCTGCTCCTGGTTGTCTGCGCTTAGGGTCTTCGGTATGTCGTTGACTCCACGCATCACGATGGGATTCGTGACGCTGGCGTGCGTGGCATCCTCCAGTATGAGCGCCACTATGCCTCGGCTAGACCGCCTAATCGCGGTAATGCCGAGCGTTTTGAAGATTATCTCAATGCTCGGAAGGCCCATCTGTATCCCCCCAATGAAGATTTAGCTCCTGCATCAAGTCTATGGGTTCCGGTTCCGCCGCCCGTGCAGGCGTGTCATAGAACGCCAGGTCGAATCTGAACTGCAGTACCCCATCCACTGTGTCTGTCCGCGCCTCGCCTCTCGTGAGTTTGCGGCCGCCGGCACTGATGATCATGCCGAAGGTCTGCCTGAGAGTATCCGCCATGGTCAGGTTCTCCGGATCCGTGCCATGCTCACTGAAATAGTGAATTATCACTGTGATCAACCGCCGCTCCAGGTTAGCCGACTCAATCTGATCCTGTACGGGCAGCACCTGCACAAAAAAGCAAGGCCTCTGGAATCCCTCCTTGACCTCGTTGCCGTATATCCGGAGTTTGGTTGCGTCCCTCAGGATCTGGTTGATGTCCTTGGTCAGCGCCATCAGCGTTACACTGCTCATGGCTTATGCAACTCCTTGTAGAGCTTGTTGAGCCACTTTTCCAGTTCCCCCGGGGCCTGATCATTCATCTCCGTCACGGATTGCTCCAGCATGTGCGCCCCCGGCACGAACCCGTATTCCTGGCCCGTTACCGGATCGACCTCTCGATGCCCGCGCTCGACCAGATGAAAGTGCGGTTTCGAATTATGCATCTCCAGTTGATAGCCGTCAGAAAGGCGTTTGGGCTCGCTCAGCTTATAGCTCTTGCGTAGCCGGCCGCTCCTCTCCGGAGTGCGTTCCTGCGTGTTCTTTCGCAGACGCCGGCCCATCTTCATTAGCTGTTTCTCAACTCGGTCAGGCGCCTGCCGCAGAACCTCCCGAAACGCAGCCTGCAACTCCTCAACACCTGTGATCTTGATGCCGCTACCTATTGCCATCACGCTCCACACACTGCAGCGAGATATACGCGCTCCGCGGGCCCGCATCAGCCACAGCCGTGATATGCAGGATCCGTCCCTGCCACCCGATACGCATGGCCGTAGTTAACCCTGGCAGGTAACGTATAGTGACGGTATACACCTGCTCAGACTGGAGACGCTGCACCTCAATCAGCTCGCGGCCAGCAGCCGGCACGACCTCGGCCCAGACCGTTTTCCACGTTACCCACTCAAACACGTCCTGGCCGATAGAGTTCAGCCGATGTTCCTCGCGCATCAGCGTTACACGTTGATCTAGTCTGCCGGGGTTCATGTACGGTCACCTTCCGGGATCGCCTGGACCCATTCGCGGCTGTAGGTATCGAACGTGTAGCCCTCGCCCCGATAACAGTATTTGAGCTGCGTCAGGATGCTCTGAACAGCCTCCCTGGTTTTCTGTGTTACGTGGCCCACAGCCTCTCGGTTTTCGAACCAATCTGCCACCAGAATCAGTACAAAGAGCTTGGCCAGCGGCTGATTCTGGTTGAACGTTGTGCCGGTCGCGTTATACAGGTAGGTTTCCGCGGCAGTGATCAACGTGTTCAGCAGCGCTGTTTCCGTGTCACTGTCCAGGCGCAGGTAGCCCTTGGCCTCTGCTAGCGTCACGATCATCTGCCGTCACCTCCCCTAGTAAACTGCGCCCAAAGCAATCCGCCGCCAATTGGCGTCAGTGGTGGTGTTGTCCGCAGACGCTACATACAGGTATGAGGCGTCCACATACACATCGCCCTTGGCGCCTACCGTCCCATTTGCGCCGCCCTCCAATGTCGCCTTTGCCCACGTTGCCGCTGCACAGGTCGTGGTGGTAGCCACAGCGTTTGCGGCTGCGCCCACCACCTTCGCGGTCACCACAACCTTAGTGCCGGTGCCCTTGGCCGCAGTAACCCCGCTGGTGGTGTCGGCAGCGATAGCTGCAAGCAGCGCCGTTATTGCATCCGCTGCGGCCTGGCTAGCCGATACGTCCACGGCCAGATGCCCCGCCGTCACATCGGCATCCGTGTCGAACTCGTAGGTGCTGTCTCCGATGACAACGAGTTCACCATCGGCTACTGCGTTAGTGAATGTCAGAGTACCGGTAGCAGCCGCGGCGTTAACCGGAGACGCCTGCGCGAGATTGAGCGCACCGCCTATACTGAGCGCGCTGCCTAAGGCAATCGTCGCGCCAGCAGCCGCCTGGATGGCGCCGCCAGCACGCACCTCCAGCAGTCCACCATCGTCCACCACGATTCTGGCGGCGCCCTGCGGCATATGGACCTTTGCTATGCCCATATCTATCCCTCCCAGATTGCCGGGAGAGGCCTCGCGGCCCCTCCCAAACTAGAGATTAGAGCGCCAGCCTACCGTGGACTGCTGCGGCCGCATCCCACAGGACGCAATCGTCGCGGCTGATGACACGGAGCTCTGTGGTGTCGCGCCGCCAGGCGTCGCCGCCCTCCTTGGTGCTGGCCAGTTCGAGCCGGCCGGCCGTGAACAACACGGCAAGCTGCCGGCCATCGCCGATAACGAGCGGCGCGGTCGCGTTGGGCGCTGGCGCGCTCGCCAGATAGCGGTTCGACACCACATAGACCGGCAGGCCCTTGAAGAGCTTGCGGCCGGGCTGAGTGATGTCGTCTTGCAGCAGGTAACGACCGTTGCCGTCTACCTGCTGATCCATCCAATGGTAGCCGTCCTGGTTAGTCAGAATAGCCGCATTGGCTGCGATCGCAGGGTCAAGGGTGACGTTGAGCGCGTTCTTGATGGCCGTCATGTTAGCCAGCGGTACTGGCGCGAGGCCCGCAATTAGCGTAGTGATCAACGTGTTCCGCGTCACAACGCCCTTCTTAGCCAGCCATTTCTCGACGTAAGCGAGAATGTTCTGGTCGCTGTCCGCAAGCAGCTCACTGGTCAAGGGCAGATAGCCCGCGCGTTTCACGAGCTGGTAAGCCACCGGCACGAACGTTGGGTTGTCGGTCTCCTGGATCTGCCCGTACTCGACCACCGGCTGAAGCGGCGTCATAGTCGTGTCAGCCTCAAGGACACGGGTGCCCGACAGAGTGTTGGTAGTCTCTACTGTGATGAATCCCGACAGATCGCGGAACTCACGCATCAATGTATTGATACGAGTCTGCGAGTCCACAGGCACAATCAGAGAACTATCACCAAGCGGGATCGGAGGGTTAGCTCCACCCTCGTGCATCACGGCGGCGTAGATCGACCGCTTGTACTCGTTGATGACACTGCGGTCGGCGCCAGAAATCCTCTGCCGGCGCAGGCCGCGCAGGAAAATGCCCTCATACTCCTTCTCAAGATCCTTGTCGGCCGCCTTGGGCACATCTACGGGGATGTCTACGTCGTCATCATCCTCATCGAGTTCGCGCAGCAGATCGGCCTGCTTTTGGGCAGCCCGCACTTCCTCCATCAACTTCTCAGCAGCCACAAGGTCGTTCTCGCCGATCAGGGCTCTGACTTTCGCCTTGTTGGCCTCTATGCTCTGGAGCAGTTCACGCATAGCTTTCGTCATTATGTTATCTCCTTTCAAACTTGGGGTCGCTGGGCTATATCAGATCCAGCTCCAGCGCCAGTCTGCGCCGCCGCAGTTCGTCATCTACGGCCGGCTTATCGGGCTCAGGCTCGGGCTCGGGTTGCTTTGCAGCCGGCACCGTTGCCGGAGTATTGCGATATCTTGCGAGGGCCGCAGGATCCCAGCAGGCCGCGACTTCCTTTGCCTCCTCAACCTCGTCACATAAGCCGCGATCCAAACAGTCCTGAGCGGTGAGCCAGGTCTCAGCCTCGAGCAGGGCGACAACCTCTTCATGGGTTAGCGCCGATCGGCCCTCATAGGTCACAACCATCGACTCACCGATTTTGTCCAAGTCGTCGGCCATTTTGCGAAGCTCGGCTGCGTTGCCTACTGCAAACGTCCACGGCATATGCACCATCATCATGGCGTTGGCCGGCATTGTGATCGTGTCGCCTGCCATGGCCACCAAAGAGGCGATACTCGCCGCGAGGCCGTCTACATGGACATGCACCTTCGCCGCGTGGCGCTTGAGGATCGAGTATATGGCCTGTCCAGCGAACACGTCGCCCCCTGGGCTGTTGATATAGACATTGAGAATGCTGATGTCACCCAATGCGTCTAGGTCGGCGGCGAACTGCTTCGGGGTCACCTCATCGCCCCACCACGATCTGTCGGAGATCTCGCCGTAAAGCTGCAATTCGCCTACACCCGGTTCGGCGGCCTTGAAGGCCCAAAACTTACGGTTCTTCGTCACTATCACCCCCATCCCCGCGCACGACATTGGCCAACGAGGCCATGGCCTTGTTGACCAGCAACACATCGCCATCCGGCTTTGCCGGAAGCTCCTCCCAGGCGCGAACCTCGTTCGGTGTCAAGAATCCCTGCAATCCCTGCCTGTATGCCTCATATCGAGTCTTGATATCAGCCCTGGTAAGTGCGTCCACCTGGAACTTCACATAGTAGCCCTGTTCGAGTTCCGGCGCGAGGAACAACTTGTAGGTCAGTTCCTGCTCATACGCCGTAAGGATCGCCATCATCGTGTCAACGTAGAACTGCCTCTGCTGCTCCGAAAGGCTTGCATAGCTAGATTTCTCTAGCTCGTTCAGCTGGTGCGGCTTGATTCCGAACGCAGCCGCGATCTGTCGTATGGTCAGTTGCGAGTTCTCGATGAACTGCGCATCAACCAGACTGAGTGCAAACGGCTCGAACTTGTAACCGATTGGCATGAGAGCAATCCTATGTGCGTTGGTTAGGCCACTCGACATTTGCTCGAATTTCTCTTTGAACACCTTCTCCGCGTCTGGACTAAGATCGCCGACATACTGGATCAGGCCCTTCGCCTGCAATCCCTGCTTGAAGAATCGGTTGATGTAGTCCGCGCCCTGTGCCGCACTCTGCACCAGAGTCTTGAGTCGCTCAATAGGCGGGATTCCGATCAGTCCGTTCAGTGTCATGTGTTTGACATGCAATACTTCCTCGGGCTTCAGGCGACGTTCTTCGCTATCCACGTTCACCACGTAGACGATATTGTGGTTCGATGACAATATCCCGCGTTCGTCGACATAGAGTTTCACCCGGCTCGCATCCATCGGCCAAAGCGCCCTGATGTGCCCCTTTTGTGGCCCACGCGTGTAGCACTCGATGTTGGCATACGCGTTGCCATAGAGGTTACGCTGCACCTCCATCACACGCAAGAAATCAGAGGTGCTCATGAGCGGATTTGGTCGGAGCTTCAGCAGCGAGTAAAGTTCGTGGCCAGTAGCCTTCGTTGCTCCGTTGTCGTCGCGGTAGATCTTCAGAGGCAGCTTCGCGATGGCCTCACTCAGAATGCGAATACAGGCATAGACCGTTGCCTCCTTGAGTGCGTTAGCTCCGGTCACATCCACTTCGCCATCTACCGAAAGCCCAAGCATCTCTATGAGCCTGCGGTCCTGGAGACTAACTACCTCACGATTATCAGCCATAGCCCGCGCACGGCGAGCATCTACTGCCTGTCTGAACAACATCTATCATCACCTGCCTCTCGATCCAGGCGGATGCACGGCAAACCACACGCCCAGCCCTGTCAGCACTAAGCCGAGCGCATACCAGCCGGCCAAGGGCGACCATGAGAAAGTGGCCCCGACTATCACGCCGAGACCACCAAGTATGAGCACGTCCTCTATGTGCAGCCCGAGCCACGTAGACATCCGTCGTATCAATCGGAGCAACTGCATGGCCATCTTCGTTTCAAAATGTTGTAGCCTTTTCAGATACTTCAGTCGATCACCCCCAGAGCTTTGCCAGAAACTCAGGCGTAGCGTACTTGTTCGGATCGGGAGGTTGAGCGATGAACTGATGCAACCGCGCCCGCACATGGGCGTTTACCAACGCGGCCGCCGGGTCGATGCGCTGAATCGCCTTGCCCTTGTCCAGCATTATGCAATCGTTGTGATTCCGGCGGAGCACGGAGTTGCCCATGGCCCACGCGAGTACAGGCGAACCATCATGCATCAACCGTCCTTGGACTACTAGTTCGCGCAGGTCCTTCGTGGCCTCGGATAGAGTCTGGTAGCCCTGCCGGATCTCGACCATGACGTAGCCCCGGTTTGTCATATCGGCCGCCCACTGGGTAGCGTTGTATGGGTCGTAGCAGATCTCGCGTATGATCAGCCCGAGTTCCTGAGCCCGATTGAACATGTAACCAGTCACGAATTCATAGTCTACTACTGCACCTGGCGTCGGAGTCAGCCAGCCCTGCTCGGCCCACAGCTCATACGGCACTTTGTCCTGCTTGGCACGAGCATGCAGCGTTTCTTCGGGCATGAATGAGTGTGAGAGCGCGATGTATCTGCCATTCTCCAGAGGGATGATGAATCCCAGGCTGCTCAGGTCGATCCGGGCTGAAAGGTCCGCGCCTACATAACACTCACGGCCATGCAGATCCGGCAGTTCTGCCACGACGCAAAGCCGCCACTTAGCCATTGGCATGTAGCCGGCGGCGCGCTGGTCAATCCACACGTTAAGGTTCTTTGTCAGGAACGTCCGCATCTTCTCGGGCGCATCGAGTGCCTCCTGGAGCGACTGCCGCAAGTAGTCTCGACCTTCCGGGTAACTGCAGAGAATCGGATTCGCTTTTCCCCAGGCTGCCTCATCTCGGATATCGTCGAGCAGATTGCCGTCGGCATCTTTGTCGAGCTCGTTGATCATCACGAAGTATTCTTCAGCTACCACATCGCTATCTGGGTCAAGGATCTGACTCACGTATTGGTACTCGATCCGATAACACGGATAGCTCAGCTCATAGCCAGCAGTTGTGATGACCATCAAGAGCGGCTGCGGCCGGGCGCCCATGCCTGTCCAAAGCACGTCGTAGATATCCGGCACATCGTGAGCGTGATATTCGTCCACGATGCCGCACTGAGGGTTAAGGCCGTCACCGGTTTTGCGATCTTCTTTCGACAGCGGCAGCATTATCGCGCCGCTGCTCGGCACTTCGATTTGGCCATACGTCACTTGGTACGCCCCGCGTAGCTCCGGGCAAGCATTAAGCATAGCTTGTGTTTCTCGCCAGATGATTCTGGCCTGATCCTTTTTGGTCGCTGCGCAGTATACTTCGGCCATGCCGTTAGTCATCGCAAACAGTTCGTAGCTGCCTACACAGGCAAGGCTCTGGCTTTTGGCGTTCTTCCGAGCCACCTGCCAGTAGGCCTTGCGAAAACGGCGGTATCCAGTGTCCTTGTGTTTCCAACCGTAGATGTTGCCAAACACAAAGCGCTGTATCAGCGCCGGTTCGATGCGTTGCCCCTCCAACACGCCCTTTGTGTGCCTGAACAATCGCATCCAGCTGAGAAAACGAAGGGCAGCTACCTCATCGAACACGTAAGGGAATTCGTTTGTACCTTCACGCTCGAGATCCCGCAAAAAACGCTGGCATGCCCATTTGTGCTTCTGACATGCTGCGATCTCGCCGTATATCATGGCCTGGCTGTATGAGACTAGCTCCTCGCGGAGCGGGTAGTCTAGCGGATATGGTCTATAGTCACTCACCGTGCATCATGCCTCGATGGGATCACATCGCCGAACATCTGCTCGAATGCATCTGGTTCCTTCCGCTCGACCTGTGGTATGGCCAGCCGTGCACGCGACGCTGTAGTCAAACCAAACTCAGACGCCAGCATGCGGAGTTGGTCACTGAGCTGCTTCTGCTGGATGAACGCCGGATGACTCACCGGATTGGTCGCCCCACCCTTGTTGGTGTAGTCGATGACGCTGCCATCTCTCTCGAGGATAGCATTTAGCCGGTGGTAAGCCGCGAGAGTGTTCGCGAACACTGAAAGCATGGTCACGTCCAGGTTACTCACCAGGCCGAGGGGAAGCAATTCCTTGGCCAAGGCCCTAAACAGTTTCTTGGCATCCTTCGGCAGCCATGACGGAGGTCTCACCCTGTCAGCCGGTGCCCTAAGGCGCGCTTCGGCGTTGGCGCGCGCCTCCCGTTGTGCCCTACTCATATGCTTTCGGTTTGCGTCAATCGGAACAACTTTTGCCATCGCCTATCGTCACCTCCTGACATAACCCCCGCAATGCCGCATGGGGCGATTTTCGCACGATCGACCCACCGCACGGTGCCAGGGCTTTTAGCTGGAACTTTTGACATACCCCCTGCCTAGCTGGACATTAGGAGCATCCGTATAGGTGCGTTTTCTTCTATACGTTCAGGTCTTGAACCTATGCGCCGGCGCTTTTAGGG